TCTGGATGACTATCCACCTGAAATCTGCACTTGTCAAGAAAGACGACCCCGACAAAGCAAGAACAATCTTCGGTGTACCAAAACCCTGGATTATTGCACAAATCATGTTTTTCTGGCGCTTATTCGCCTACTACAAAGTGAATCCTGGCTCCTCTCCTCTTCTCTGGGGATACGAAACCTTCAACGGTGGCTGGTTCCGCCTCAACGCAGAACTATGTTCCTGTTCCTCTCAAGGTTCCATCCTTATGATCGACTGGTCCCGCTTCGACAAATACGCTCTTTTCTCAGCTATTGACGATCTTTTCACTATCATGCGCTCTTACCTTACCTTCGCAAATGGCTACACTCCTACGAAAGATTACCCACGAACCAAAGATACCTGGACTCCTGACAAAAACAACCGTCTCGAACGTCTATGGACTTGGACTATTCGTTGCTTTCGCGACACTCCCATCCTTTTTCCTGATGGTCGAATGTTCAAACGCCTTTACGCTGGCATACCCTCTGGCTTATACATAACTCAGTTTCTCGACTCAATGTACAACTGTCTAATGCTCCTCACAATCTTACATAGCATGGATATCGTACTTACCAAAACCGAAATTTTCAAATTAATGGGTGATGACTCTCTCATCATGCTACCATTCTACATCGGTGTCGACAATCACGCTGAATTCATGTCCGCTCTCCAAGCGAAAGCCTCCTACTACTTTGGATCTATAATTAGTTTAGACAAAAGCAAAATCTCTGAAACCATAAACGGTGCAGAAGTTCTGAGCTACGTTAATAGATTCGGTCTCCCTGACCGATCCACAGCTGGTCTACTCGGCCAATTGTACCATACCAAAGCTCGCAGCCCTACTCCTGAACGTACCATGGCCTCCGCCATCGGCATCGCTTATGCATCATGTATGATGGACCCCAATGTCTATCTCTGTTGTTTAGATGTCTACAATTACTACGCTTCGCAAGGCTACACTCCTGACCGTGCTGGTCTGACTCAAGTTCTCGGTGAAGATCCTTTCATGTATCATGATTTGGATATCTCTCATTTTCCTTCACAATACGAGATAACGTCAAGATTATGCAGTCTCGACTATAAGAGTCCACAAGTTGACCGATTCTGGAATCGCTCTCACTTCCTCGTGGATCCATAGATTCGAGTGACCCTCGTTTTCTTCTTCTTATAAA